CAATATTCTCAAAAACTTCGCAAACAAAACAATTCTCAGCTTTTTGAGACAAAAATGAAAGCGGCAACAGAGCTTGACAATCTAGTTGCGACCAGTGAATATATGCGACATGAGGACGCAAAACACATACACGGGTATAATACCGAGGGGTATAATCGTTATCACACAACATTCGAGCTTGACGGTAAAATGTTTACCGGCGAGTTGCTTGTTGCGTTGAAAGGCGACAGTGGTATGTTTTATGATATTGTTAACATAAAAGAAACGCATTCCACCAGCGGTGCAAAGACCACGAGTGTGGAACGCGTTTTGGACGATACAAAAGTATTGTCTACTACTAGTATACGCGAAAAAGCTGAAAAGTCAACAGAAAAATCAAAAAATATTGAAAAAAGTATTGTAAAGGAGAAAAACGCAGGCGAAGAAAGGTTTAGTATAGCTCAAACAGACGACGGAAAAAGAATAGTGGTAATAGATACCGACCAGGATATTTTCGACGGGGTGGAAAGATCCGATATGGGGAAAATAGTCCGTTCGTATATGAAAGAGCGTTACAGAGGGCGCAGCATAAACGGTACGGCATTTACGGCACAAAGCGAGAGAGAGTTTACTCATTCTCGCGATTCGCAGCGGCTTTACAATAAAAACAACGGGACTTACGAGGCAAAAATGCGTGTATCGACAGAACTCAGTAATATTATCCAAACGGGAGATTTAATCGATCATGAGACAGCAAAACACCCTCAAACTATCAATGAGGGCGGAATTAAGAGATATAACGTTTCGTTTGTCCTCGATGGAAAAACGTTCAATGGGGAAATGATTATTGCCGTAGATAAAAAAGGAGTAGAGACTTTTTACGACGTGATAAAAATAAAAGAGAGCGAATCGTCCAATAATGCCCCTGACGGCACAGTGAGGACGAACGCTCACTCTATTAATATTATATCCAATAATTCCGAAAATGTCAATAGTTTACGTGAAAAAGGCGGAGATGTAAGAAATTCGTTAAAAAACGAAATAACAACTTATGGCAACGGAATGTCTGTAACCCAAAAACCGGGGAAATACAGCGAGGTCCTGACAAAGGTTAAGATCGATAAACTGTCTTATGGCGAAATGGCAAAGGACACTTGGACAAATTTTCAGATAAATTTTTCGGACGCGCAGACGGGTATTGTCAAAGCCGGAAAAAAATTGGGCATTGAGGATATAGACGCAAAGACTAATTATGTCCGCGCCGCATATAACGCCGCTAACAGTATGCTGGACGAAAATCAAGCGGATATTTCCGGTAAACGCGTCGGCGACGGACTTAAAAAAATATTTTCGCCGGTGTACAAGAAGGGTGAGGAATACGTTAAAGAATTTTATACCTATTTGCTGCTTAAGCATCATGCGGATAGAATCAAAGTTGATAAAACGGTTTTGGGAGATTTAACCGCGGCCGAGGCTTTGCAGCTTGCCGTTCAAAGAGAGATCAAATATCCGGAATTTAAGACGCTTGCCGCTAAGGTGTGGAAATACAACGATAATCTGCTGCAGTACAGGGTTGATACGGGATTGATTACCGCAGAAGCTGCGGCGGCCTGCCGTAAACTGTATCCGCATTACGTGCCTACTTTCCGTGAAGGCGGTAGCTCCGGTATCGGCGGATTAAATACAATCTTGCGGTAAAAAGTACGCTTAAGACGGCAAAGGGTTCTACTCTGGACATTATGCCCATAGACGTTATTATGGCGCGTCAGACAATGGAGGTAGTAAGAGCCGGACGAATCAATCAATTAAAAAACAGTCTTTACGACGCGCTTGAGAGCAGACAGAATTATTCCGATATGCGCGTGGCCGGTGTTGAGCGCGTAAATAAAGTTACTGAAAAACTGCGCTTGACCGCGCCCGTTAAAGCCGAGCTTTATAACACGCTTGACGTTGATTATTCAACTATGCGGGATATGAATAATCAGATTTCGTTTTATAAGGACGGAAACAGAATTACGCTTGACGTTACGCCGGAAGTTTTTGCAGGCTTTGAGGATTTCGCGCCCAATACCGTTTACCGCGATAAGTTGATCGAGGTTGTGGCTAAAGGCAATACGATGTTCAAAAAACTTGTTACGTCGGCTAATCCGTTTTTTTTGGTTCGCAACTTTTTTCGAGATCTTCAGGACTCGTTATTTTATACAAAGCACGGTATCCGCAGGTTTCTGCCGTCTTTGGCTAAGGCTTATAAGCAGATTGCGACTAAAGGGGAAATGTGGAACGAATATCTTGCTGCCGGGGGCTTGTCCAGCGGTTTGTTTGATTATAATACGGGCATAAAGCGCGACGGGACCGGTTTAAAGAGTTTGGCTGAGCGTGCGCTTAATAAGCTGGAATATGCCAATATGTTTATCGAGCAGGCTCCGAGGCTTGCGGAGTATATGCTGTCGCGGCAAAAAGGACTTAGCGTCGAGCAGTCGCTGTTGGACAGTGCCGACGTGACCACCAATTTCGGACGCGGCGGTAAAACGGCTAAAATGCTTAACAGGACCGTTATGCCGTTTCTTAATCCATCGATTCAGGGCTGGAGCAAGCTTGTGCGCACTGTATTCGGCAAAAAGAACGTTTCTCAATGGATTCAGCTTATTGTCAGAAGCCTGCTTTTAGGTATAGGACTTACGGCGCTTAACGATCTTTTAAACGGCGACGATGAGGATTATAAAGCGGTTTCTTTACGCGATAAGGAAAATTATTATTTATTCAATATCGGCGACGGGCAATTTCTTAAACTGCCTAAGGGCAGGGTTTTATCCGTATTGGGTTCTCTGTATCTCAGAGGGAAGGAAAGCGCAAAAGGAAACGCTAACGCTTGGGACGGATACCTGGAATCGGCTGCAAGCGCGGTTTCACCGGTTGATAATTTTACAAGGACAATATTTTCTCCTTTGACGGACGCCGCGACAAATACTACTTGGTACGGCGGAGTTATCGAAGGCCGGGGACTTCAGAATTTATCGCCGGAAAATCGTTATGACGAAAGCACAAGCGAAATAGCTAAAGCTTTGGGAAAGGCTTTAAATTATTCGCCCAAGAAGATTCATTATATTATCGATCAGTATGCGGGCGTTATCGGAGACATCGTTTTACCTATGACAACCGCTAAAAGCGAAAGGGGCTTGATTGCGAGTAATTTTACCGTCAATACGGCTGTGTCTAACAGGTATTCCGGCGAGTTTTACGACAAACTTGACGAGATTACTTATGCCAAAAACGACGGCGACAGAAACGCGGCTTTTAAGTACAGATATTTAAACGATATTGCCGGCGAAGTCAGCGATATGTACGCTAAGCGTAGGGAAATAGAAAATTCGGACTTATCTCAGCAGGATAAATCCGCGCAAAGCGAAGCTGTTTCGGTTTTAATAAGTCAGACGCAAAAATCGGCGGTAAAAGGCCTTGATGTTTTGGATGAGATATTGAATTCAATCGATTACGACAAACGCGTTGCTAAACTAACGCAGGGTTTCGCATATAGACAGCTTACAGATGACGAAAAGGAAAAAGCAGCGGTAAAAATGTATGATTACTATTATGCGTTGGCAATGAATAAAGCGTTCGGGGCAGAGCTGGACAGGAAGCAAACGATATGTAATATGATTAACGACGATAGGATTTTTATATATTTAGCGCACATATCTTCGCTTACAGCCGATACGGACAGCAACGGAAATACTATTAACGGCAGCCGTAAGAAAAAAGTAGAAACGTATGTTGACGGATTGCCGCTCTCGTCGTTGCATAAATATCTTTTAATGCTCCTTGCCGGTTATAAATTGGGAGATATAGGGAAAAACAAGGTTGCCGGTTATTTTAACGAAGCGGCTTTAGATAATTCAATTCGTGAGAATTTGTTAAGTTTTGTAGCGTAAAATAAAAAGACCTACGGAGTAATTCCGTAGGCTTTTATTTTTAATATTCTTTTTAGTTCAGTTTGAAAATAATTTTGTCAATTAGCCTCATTGCGTCGTCCTTAAACAGGCACATGAATTTAATTAAAGTTTGCGTGCGCGGTATGCTGATACCGTGCTCGATATCAACGTAGCTTCTCGGCGAAATTCCCAAAAGCTCGGCCATTTTTGTTTGCGGAATATCGAGCTCGGCGCGCTTGTTTATTATAGCATATCGCAGCTCTTGTTTGATTATATCCGTTTCGTTGTTCATTGTGTTTTTCCTCCGTGTTTTTGTTTACTGAATTTTTGTTTTAACAGTATAAAAAAGCTCGTAATGTTGTCGGTGTATTCGTTGCCGGTCAGGCGGCAATAAAACATGTAAAGATACGACAGGTATTTTTTTCTGTATCGGCAGAGCGTTCTGCTTGGTACGCCGGTTTTTCTCGGCAGTCCGTGCGTGCTGTCGGAGTATTTATAACAGTTATTATTCAGGTAAATTTTTCGCATGACCTCCGCGTGCGCCGTGTGTTCGACCTTGTCGTAGCTGTCGAAAAAGTCCAGAGCCCTGCTGAATGCTTCGGTTATTTCGGGATTATCGTCTTTAGCGACAAGGGCTTTTAAAATCAGTCTTTCCGTCGGTTTAACCTTTTGATAGTGTTTCATTTTTCAACTTCCTTTGTAAAAAATATTTGATTAGGCCCTTAGTGGGCGAAAATCCTGATATATAAATAAGATATAATTTATTCAGCACATACAGTGGGGGATTGAATTATGCAAAAGATGAAAGCTGAAGAAGCATTGAAGTACGTTATCGAAACGGTTAAAAGTCATTTGCGCGAACTGTACGATTCAGAAGTCGTTGATACCGATTTTATTTACGGAGAGAAAACCGCTTATGTAGAGTGTCTTGAGCTTATAGCTTGCTGGGATTCGGCCGAGGAAAACGGCCTGGATTTCGATATTGAGCTTATGTTTCCGATATAATATTTTATCGCCCTATTGAAGTTAATATTTATATTGTGGCTTCCGGTCCCATTAAGCCGATATCCGCGGATTTTGATGTGATGGCCGTCATGACCTTGTCGGCTCCGCCGCCGTTGCTCAGCTCGATTTCGATATCGTATTCGCCGAAATAGCCGTTGTTTATGGCTACGTACAGCGGCGCGTAGAAAATCGAATGCGTAACCTCCGAAAGTCGCACCTTAGTTACTTTATCGTCGTCGTTTTTGCAGCCTATCAGTACGAAGCTGAATGCGGCCATGACGGCGATAAGCAGAAAAGCAATGGTTTTTTTCATTTTTAATAGCGACGCTTATAGCCGATATGCGAAATGCAGAAAGGCGTATTGAAAAAATGGGAAAGGCGATAGATTCATTGCAAAAGGCTCTTGATAAGGTCAATAAGGAAACTTGCGCCGACTGTACTTGCAATTCCGCCCAAAGCAAACGCAAGACGAACAAGTAAGTTTCTAAAACTATCCGATTTGTTTTCAATTCGAGCGGCACCCTTTTTTGATAATTCGACAAAATCTTCAAGGATAGATGCGTCACTATCAAAAATTATGTAATCTAATTTATTACAAACTTCTATATCAATTAAAGTTTTTTTAACAGCTTTAAGCGGAAAAATCTTAAATGTGCGCGGATAAAAGTATTTTGCAAATAAATTTACAATCTCAACATTTGTTAATTCGATTGTTTGAAAATTGCTATTTAACGCAATGAACTCAAACATTTTTCTAAGAGTCTTTTGTGTCGTCATAAAAGCACCTAATTATTTTTTTACGATTATATCATAAGTTGGCAATAAAGTCAAGAGAGATTTTAGAGCTTTGTTATTTTGTAAAATTCTTAAACAAAAAAAGGATAAAGACGTGAAAGAGACAGGCCTTTGTCTATCACACGTCCCCCCAAAAGGAGTTATTTAAGATGTATATAGTCACGGTAATAAGGGACGAGGGATTGAGACGGTACGGATATTCGGACAAGGAAACGGCGATCAGGCGAGCATATGAATTTGCAGAAGGAAGCTTTAAGGTGTTAGTAGATACGCTGTCGGGGTTTGTGAGAGACGCAAACGGGTTGAGCGCAAGGAGGGACAAACAGTGAAGAAATATGAATTAACAGATATTACGATAGAACAGTCAGGTGTGACGCTTTATCGTATACGAGCAGTAAGGGCAATAAAAGCATTAGGAATCAAGAAAGGCGACTTAGGCGGGTACGTCGAAAAAGGGGAAAATTTAAGTCAATCCGGTGCCGCGTGGATATCCGGCAACGCGAGTGTATCCGGTGACGCGAGGGTATGCGGTGACGCGTGGATATCCGGTGCCGCGTGGATATCCGGCAACGCGAGGGTATACGGCAACGCGAGGGTATGCGGTGACGCGAGTGTATCCGGCAACGCGAGGGTATACGGCAACGCGAGTGTATCCGGTGACGCAGATATTATATGGTGCTCTAAAATCGGCTCAAGGCTTGATACTACAACAGCATTTATTGAAAAAGATGGGAGTAAAAATAGTATGCGGGTGTTTTTGCGGCATGCTTAATGAGTTTGAACGAAAGGTTGAAGAAACGCATGGTGATAATATCTACGGAAAAGAGTATAAGGCCTTTATAGAACTGATTAAAATTCATTTTGGCAAGGTTTAAGAGAAACGCGGATTATGCAGCCGGAAGGATAAAAGCCTATGGGTTGAAGGAGTTAGAGATATGTACGAGGTAGTATTGGAAACACAAAGAATAAAGGTAAAGGATTTCGACGCGGCAGCGGAATTATGCGCGGCATTGGACAAGCTGGGAGTGGAAGTGGAATATATGGACGAGGAAGAGGAAAGCGAAGAGGCGGTAGAAGAAAACAGCAATATGTATATGGGATACCCTATAAAAACGATATGATATTAGGAGAAAAAAAGGATGGACAAGTTAAAGCCGATGAGCGAGGAACAGGAGAAGCTGTTAAAAGAGCTTAACGCAGTATTGAAACGAATGGAGGAGAGTGGGTTGATAATAGTAAAGGATCCGGATGAGGGTACGGTGGCACTGTATAATCGAATAGGATGGGCAGGATATGACAGTAAGCTGGGAGCAGTAATCATGCTGCCGTTTTAGGAGGAAATCATGGGAAATTATTTTGAAGAATTAAATGCGGTAAACGTAAACGACAAAACGGAACAGAAGAACGGACTTACGTATTTAGCTTGGGCATACGCGTGGGGAGAGGTAAAAAAGAGATACCCGGAGGCGAGCTATGAAATATACGAAAACGCGCAAGGTTGGAATTACCACACTGACGGACGCACGTGCTGGGTGAAAACGGGCGTAAGAATAGAAGGTATCGAGCATATCGAGGAGCTGCCGGTAATGGACAACAGGAATAGGTCGATACCTATTGAAAGCGTGACGAGCTGCGACGTGAATAAGGCGATACAAAGAAGTCTGACCAAAGCGTGCGCGCGGCACGGCTTGGGATTATATATCTATGCGGGCGAGGATTTACCGGAAAGCGAAAGGGAGGAGGAAAACAGTGTGCCGTTTCCCGTAAAGCTTGCTCCTGCGGCAGACAGGAGCGCGCAGAAAACGGCGGAGGAAAGAGCGGCGGTAAACGAGGTAAGGGTAGCTGAGAGCGGAAGGAAGCTGACGGTAAAACAGTATCAGCTAGCGAGCAAGTGTCCCAACGACAGGATAATAATGTTTATGAATGCAATACCTGCAAAGAGCTATGACGAGCTGACGGAGCAGCAATACAGCGATCTGATAGCAATGGTAAAGGCGTATAAGCCGGCTAAGGACTAAGCAATGGAAATAATCGACGGCAGAATTACGGACTATGACGAGCGCGGAGAAATGGTAATAAGGGCGCATTACGAAAATATCTCCGCGCTGGCGCGATGCGGATATAAGGAATGTCGGATAGTATTACAGGACAGTCGGAGAATAACGAACGAGCAGAGAAGAAGAGCATATGCGCTGCTGGAGGAAATAACGGAGTACATGGGAGAAATGCCGGAATATGTAAAAAGACTGTTTAAGCTGAAATACATACATGACGAGTTAAAGGGAATGGCAGAGGGGATATTCAGTTTATCCGACTGCGACGTGACGCTGGCGAGGGACTTTATAACATATCTGACGGACTTTATATTGGCGCATGAAATACCGACGCGGGTACCGCTGAGAGAGTTGTGCGAGGACGTGGAAAAATATGTATATTCCTG